TTGAGCAGCTGTGAACCACTCGTTGGCGTTCGCGTCGACCGGTTTACCGAATGTTCGTACTAACTCCTCTTAGGAGGAGATCATAACTGGAACTTCGATAGGTCCCTTCTCGAAACGACCCGCAATTCCACCAACACCACTAGCTACTGTTGGTACGATATTGCTAAAATCACGTTCAACGACTAAAACTCCTGGACTCAATAAATTTGGCATTATGACACTCCTTTTTTACTTTTTTCTATCAATGAAAAACCCTTATGCTTATATTTTGTATTTAGTGTAACTAATAATGTAGATGGGTCCAATTTAACATCACATTCACGGCAAAACCTCTCTAAATTGTTGGTTTCTAATATCTTTCCAATTGGATCTCGTATAAGATATTTATTAAATCCTGTAGTTCTACCAATACTCCAACCTACCGGAGCGTCAACTGGGTGACATAATTTATTGGTTTTACCATCAGTAAACCATCTCATACCTTCTCTAGGATTTCTACCGGCAAACGTATTTCTTAAAGATGCAGATCTTTTTGTTCGTTCATTTTCAGAATGAACTCGACCGGTGTTTGCTTGCTTACTAGCCTCTCTAAATTTGTCATAATAAACTTGTGGTCGTTTTAGAGCGTTTTCGCTCATTTTTGTTTTGGTTTCCTCTGAAATTATTTTACCCCTGCTAGAAGTAGAAATTTTTCTTTTGGTTTCCTCTGTATGACCCGTGCACCTAAAATGTCTTTTTGCGATGTCCATATCTACAACGTGTTTATTCATTAATTTAGGGTTGCCCCAATACTGCTTTATTAATCTTTGCTCTAACTCATATGCGTAATCAGGAGATGGACAAACACAAACAACACTAAATTTAAACTTAGTTGGATCTTCATTTATTCGATCGTTACTAGAAAAATATTTAACACCCAAATCTTCATTTATCGTTCTATTTTTTGTTACGTTATGACTTCGGTAACCAAAGTAAAACTCACCAGTTTCCAAATTCATAGCCCTATATACATATGGAGAACAATAATTCATCGTATATTTATGATTCAGAATAGTTCACGAATTCCGATTGCTTCTGGGGTATTTTCTTCGTAGAAGTCATTTCCGTTAGATACTGACATTGGTGGTAGCAAATCTGCCTCCATTTTTTCAACTAAATCATTGTACATCTTATTCCTAATACTTCTATCTGTTAAATCCACAAACCATGGTTGAGTTACTAACCATGCGTATAACCATAAGCAGGCTACCATATCATCCCTAAATCCCTCATCTGCCTCCCAATTACCCGAATCAGATTGCACGAACGTAGCTAGTTCCTGAATCGTTAACCAATCTTCTATAATTAATTGATTTTTCTCAACAATATCCTTTAAATTAGCACAACCAATCCTCTTAGTTTTCTTGGTGGTTCGAATACCCGGAAAATCATCTGATCCTTTCTTACCTAGAACATCTCCAGTTTTTGTCCAAAACATTTCACCATATTCATACGTGTGATAAATTTCTTCGGCGACCTGACCACCAATATCATTTATTTCAACCAAAATATACGCTTCATTATACCTCTTAGCCATTTGATAACAAACTCCTGCGTACAACAATGGTGGTATATCCGAATTATTGTATGAAGCTACTATGATATGTGGATACTCAGTAACATCAAAGATCATGAATGCAGAAGAATCCAAATGACGACCTCGTGATACATCTACAGTCATTACATATTTTCGATCCTTTTCAGGCATTTCATATATCTTAAGACCCCTGAACTGTCCAGTTCTATGTTCAAATTGTGGTTCTTTGTGTGCCAATTTTCGAAGTGTATCTCCAGTTAGCAGCGATTTTGATGAGCCTAAAAATTCACAGGAAATTTCCTGGCTGTATTTTACTTCACCCAAAACAGCTTTTTGTTCATCTGCCCACTTCTGATCTCTATCTGGATTGGCAGTCCAATCAAAAAATTGATACTTAAATCCGTTAGAACCATTAACCGCATCGGTCCAAAATTTATAGAATAAGTTGTACCCCTTAGGAGTAGAAGACATCAAAATTTTCGTCTCTTTACCTGAGGATAATGTCGGAAACACTGAAGTAAAGAATTCATCTGCTATATGATTCTCAACATGAGCAAACTCGTCACAGTTATGAGAAACATACTCATTAGTATAATATTCATTACCACCTCTAACATTCAGTAAATCATATACCATTACACCTCGTTTGCCCTCGGTGTGTGGTAATGTTTCGGCATCAACAAACGAATCGTTTATCTTTATCTTATGATTTGCAGTACACTCGAGACCATCAATTAATATGGTATCTTTATTAATTGATGCGACAACTCCATCAAAGCTTTGCCAACCAGATGGTGTTAATACTTCCCATTCATCACTCAGATAAATTTTTTGTTCGGATTCCATAATACCCAATTTTTAGGTTCCTCACCTTTAATGAATCTTTTCTTTTCTTTGGTTTCCAGGTTTATGAAGCATGCCTTACCAATCAATCTAGGATCACCATTCGACCAACCAATGGGAGCATCTTTCGGGAAACACTGAATTACGTTATTTAAGTCATTTGGATCATAAAAAAAGCGTTTTCCTTTATTACTAGGACCACCATTTCGTTCAATGAACTCTTTTTTCTTAACACTTTGTCGTTCTTTAGTTTTTTCTGAGCGTTTCATCCCTCTGTGTTTCTCTGCGGTTTTAGCTATTTTAATTGGATTTTTATTCGAAGCAATTGCCCAAGGATGTGGTTTTCCTCTGTTGGCGATAGAAATTTTTCGCCTATGTTCCACCGATTTTGGTTTTGTTGATCCATAATATGAACCATCATAAACATTTAACCAAGAATCATTTTTCCTAACCTTTAGTCGTTTAAGAACTCGTTGTTCCCATTTAATTGCTGCATCTTCATTAAGAAAAGTTTTCCTGACCTCAATTATATCGGGGTCACCAAACTCAATTCTTAATTCTTTAACTCTATATGAACTAGTAAAATAATGTTTCCAAATATCAGCATCACATTTAGGTTTTAATCTAACTCCGTAATAACTAAGATTTAATTTACTCCATTTTATCCGATACGTATAAGGTAAAGTCATTTTTAAGTTCCGTTGATGAATTCGTGTATGTATTATTTATATTATTGGCAAACTCACCAATCTCAATTTCTTGTTCTATTCCTGTTTTTTTGTTTCTAACTCGTATTTTTGTATTACCTGCCACACAATACAACAACGAAATGGAATATCCTCGAATTGCACTTGAACTAGTTGCCGATGCAATTATTCGAGATCCATTTTCTAATTCCAACGAACCCTTGTTCCAAACACGAACCCCAGACTGCATCCACTTAGGTAAGAATTCGTATGCAGTTTCCACTCTCTGTAAAATTTCTCTAGCAGTGGCAGCTTTATTAGCTAATATTGCAACTGTCTTTTCATCGTTAAAGAGAACGTACCAGCAAATGAACGCTGCTGTTGTCTGTGACTTACCCATTTGGCGCGGCAATAAAGTAATCACACGCCTATTATCTTTATATGCAGTAACCATTTCTTCTTGATATGGGTACAAATCAAACGGAATCAATCCTCGATCTACGTGTACGATCTTGATATATTTTCGTATGAAATAGATGGGATCTTTACTGCATTTCTTTAACTCATTGAACATATCTTTAGTTAATCCAATCTCCATCCCAGCGGGACGTAAATTTGGATTACTTCGGAATGTCAGTTGCGTTAGGAAATCTTGTAGTGTATTAGGTAGTTGTACCGTCATCTTTTAATAATTTATTTAATGATGCAGATGTACCAGAATAAACCAAATCTCCTGATATTGGTATACTTGGTCCTTGAATTAATTTTCCACCACTAACTTTTTTAACAACTTTAATATCTTCTCGTTCTTTAGATAACTTTAGGAGGGCGGCATTCATCTCAGAAACGTTTTTCAATAATCCAGCCAGTACCTCAATTGCTCTAGGGTTTTCCGTTTGTTTTGCTATATGCATTGCAGTAGTAACTGCGGATTTTCCCTGCATGATAAGTTCATATTGATTTCCTCTAGCAAAGCTAAAGTCGGCGTCCTCAACCGATTTAGAATCTTCGATTAATGCGATCTTAGTTTCATCAGATGGGGTATCATCAACTACATCAATTTCAAACACATCCGCTAATTTTTGATTCATCAAAACTCACTTTCACCAAACCATGTCTCATCTACTACGTGTGGGTCGTTTTTGTTTGCGGTTTGCGGATTAACTCTCAAAATGTGTCGATGATCTCCAATTGCTTCCTGACCAACACCATCACCCTGCAGCTGCTCAAGGTCTGTATAAACGTTCTTGATAATTTTATTGTTGTGGATGATAGGACCAAATAGATCTAGCTTAGCTACGAAATTAAATGTCTGCACCACCGATCGTTTTTCCTGTGGAGATCCATCATAAGTATCTGCAACATCAACACCATTCAATACAATTGGTATATCTTTACAAATCCCAAATTCTGGAATCACTTCAACTGATATTGTTAAACTAGGTGAAAAATATGGTAACACCTGTTCCAATATTTGTAGAGATTCTTCTTGAGAATCACATAATGAATATAAGTTAATATGAACATCATATGGAACTGGATTAAAAACCTTAGCTCTCATCTTATCAATGGTTCCTATTCGATAAGAGCCTTTAGTACCAATTTTTCTAGTTTGGTCAAACCTATAATCCACCACCTCAAAACTCATTCTAGGTTGTGTTACTTGCAACCCCTTTTCATAATCTGGTCTTTCCTGCAACATCCTTAACCATTTATTCTTGGGCCCATATGAAATGGGAACATCAATAATCTGTTGCTTTACCCCAGCACCGTTAGTACGTTCAATCCGCATTCCACTAAAAAGATTACCAAATGCAATAACTAATTTTCTTATCGTACCATGATAATATGGTTGTAGTTTAAATATTTGAGTCATATATTAACTAAATGGATTGGTTACACCATACCCAACAGAATCAGCAAAAGTA